GGGGATCACGCAAGCCTTGTGGGTCGCTAACTGGGTACATACCCAATTGCAATTGTGGTTGATCTGGGTCCCAGCACTCTGGACACACAAGCAAATTGTACGTCTTAGTCTTGACAACTTCTTTTTTCAGCAGTTTTAGCTTATAGCGTTGCCCACAGCGGTCACATTCGCTAATTGCATTCTTACCACTGGCAAACCTATTGCCCATGTCAATTTATAAACATCTGGCGCGGCACAAAGCGCACCGCAGCTTTTTCACGATCTTCTTCAGCAGCGAGAGCCCAAGCTTCGTCATACTGCTGTTTGAGCACCATCAGACGCTCAGTGCCACCCGGCACTTTCATAGCCAAGTAGTAGGCCAAGCCAGCCACCATACAGGGCAGGAACCGAAACGGGATATCCATTGTGTTTACACCGCTACCAGCATCATCAATTCTCTTCAAGCGCCAGTACACAAAGGTGTAGGTCTGGCTGGCATCAGGGACAGGCCACACAGTGATGCGCGGGGTGTCCAAGCGCTCAATCCATACTTGGATAGGGCGAGCTTGCTGGAGCTTGTTAGGCAGCGTAGCGTATGTGGAGACGCTAATGCGTGTAATCGTAAGATCGGCCTGTGTGGCTGCATTGCCTGCACCCGTACGAATAACGTGCTCCAAGAGGTCAACGGTGTCTGTGGGCAGGTTGTATGTCGCCGTGCCCGGAACCAACGTAATTGAGCCTTGCTCAAACGTCCACATGTTGATGCCGCGATTGGCCCAGTCGGCGAACAGCAGGTTCAAAGAACGCCGCGCTGTTTTGAGGTCGTAACCCGTGCGCAGTTCACCACCGCAACGCTCAAACGCCTCCTCGACCAACTCAACGAGGTCTAGGTTAAATGCTGTGGTGCCGGAGGTTGCCATTATCTAAACCCTGCTGTTTTCTTTGCAATACGCTTGGGCTGCGCCACAAACTGCTTGCCTGCTGCTTTACCTGTACGCTTGGCCTTTGTGGTTGCAGCGTACTCGGCAGGGCTGAGTGATTGTATGGCTTTCTCAGGCAAATACCGCTCCCCCGTCTTGGAAGACGGTTTACCAGACTTGGTGCGCCACTTCTGGTCGCCCCAGTCCTTGAGGGATTTCTGCGGTGCTTTCACTTTAGTCCTTGTACGAACCGCCTGCGGCTTTGTACTTCTTAGCCACAAGCTGGGCTTTTCTCGCGCTCCACTGGCCTGCCCCCGTGCCATGAGTCGCGGCGGCTTTGACTTGGCTCACAATCTTCTTGCGAAGACTAGGCTTTGTGTAGTTGCCAGCCGCATTGACGTTGCCACCCTCGGCGTACATGTCCACCGGATAGTCGCCGTCCCGCTTCTTCACGACTCGGGCTTTGGGCATCTTCTTGGGGTTGATGTCCCCCATGCCACGGCTCGGCCTCATACCATCCGACCTTTTGTATGGCCCTTGGAGATGCAGCCATCAGCACGAGTTACGCCGCCTTTAGCCATTTTCTTGGGCTTCGGTGCCGGTTTTGGCGGCGGTGTTGGCTTTTCTTCGGTGCTAGTCAACGAAGCACTGTACGCTGCGTCGATCTTAGGTTGATCTTTGGCGTCTTTTACAGCTTGGAGGAGTTCTTCTTTAGTTGCCATGATTAGCACATCTTTCCACGAGTTTTGCCTTTAGTGGCGATACCATCTGCACGTTTAGAGGCTGAAGAGGTCATGCCGCCAGAAGCCATTTTCTCGCCTTTGCCATATTTACTGGCTTTAGTCTCGGCGTCAACTTCACGCAAGACGCGCTTTGCCTCTTGGAAGTTATCTTCTTTTTCGCCTTTGCTGGTTTCTTCTGCTGGCTCGTCGTCGTCCATCATAGACTTTACCCCAGTGCCCACCGCCCCTAAGCCAGCGGCACGAACAGCGGTTCTGTTAGCTGCTCGTTGTTTCGCCTCATCCGCAGCGCCTTTTGCGCCACCTTTAAGGTTAGACGTGTCTTTGGAAAGCCGACGAATGTCGTCGATGGCGTTGGCCTTACCTTTAAACGAAGGCAGATTGCTCCACTTCGTACCCCCAACACCACTAGCGCGGCCACCGCCGCCACCCATGCCACCAGCACCGCCGCCTTCAAGGACTTCTAGCTCCGCTAGCTTTGGACGAATTTTTGCCATGATTAGCAAATCTTTCCACGAGTTTTGCCTTTAGTGGCGATACCATCTGCACGGCGGGAGGCCGAAGAAGTCATGCCGCCGGAAGCCATCTTCTTGACTGCACCGCCTTTTTTAAATGTTCCGTCTTGCTTGTCGATCTGAGCTTTACCGCTCTCGTAGTAATCGTCAACGCTAAGACCGGCTTTTTTGGCTCCAGCGTTTTGTCGATCTACCATCGACTTGCCGCCGTCTTCCATCATGGCTTTGTCTTTCTCGCGCATACGAGCCATGATGCCGGGACGTTTGGCACTGAAGTCTTTAAGTGCTTGGGCTTGTTTAGCTGATTTATAAGCGGCTTCTTCACCGGCTTCAGCACCACCACGACCGCTAGAACGGCCAAGCCCAATTGTTCTTGGGCCACCACTGCCAGCACCGCTGCTAAGTACAGGAGAGCCGCTAGGGGCGAATCGTTCAGCCCGTGGGGTTGCGGTAGGTGTTGCAGGGCGAGTAGCTACTGCCGCTGGCGTGCCAGTACGCTCAACACGGCTCATGTCCGCAGGAGCATTAAAGCCACCTTCGCCAGAAATGCTAGAATCATCGGCTTTGCTTTTGGAGGCTGCATTAGCCCTCATTGCCGCGCCCATTTCAGCGTCTTCGCGGTCCGCTGCGGTACTTGTATTGCCCTTACCTTCGCCCTTACCGCCAAACATACCTTTTTTGTTAGCCAGATAAGCTGCGCCAGCCAGTGCTGCGAGTCCGGCCAAACGGCCCGTTTTTTTGCTTGCCATGATGGCTCCTTAGATTAGCAGGACTTGCCGCCGCGAGCCATTTTAATCATCGTGCCCTTGGTTTTACCCTTGGTGGCAATGCCGTTAACTGCGCCACCGGACTTAAGACCGGCGTGCGCTTTGGAGGCTGGTTTGGCAGCGTGCTTAGCCAGAGCGTCAGGCTTGTCGCCCTTTTTCTTTGCCATCATTGCCATGAAGCCGGGATTCATTTTTGAAGCCATAGTGTCACCACCTTTTGAAAAAAGTTCAGTTTTACCTTGACGAGTTTTTGGCTCGTTTACTTTCTGAAGATCAGGTCTGGTCTTTGGGCCACCAAACTTGACGCCTTTGCTTTCCTTGCTGAAATCTTTAGCAACCGCTACTGGCACACCCGCCTTCTTGGCAAATGCTGGGTTGTGGGCTGCGGCGTCCATAAACGCCTTTTGTTTTTTACTTGTCGCTGGCATTATTTACTCCACCAATGAACTAACTGGACAATACCTGCGCCAACCGTACCGGCTGCACCGCCAACCAACATCAGCACTTTCCAACCACCTTTGGCTTCAGACAGTGTGGCATTTATGGATGTCAGCGTGACCTGCATGGATTTCATGCTCTCAAGCATCTTGTCCATGTCTTCCTGCATGTGCTTGATATCAGCAGCATGGGTGGCAAGTTCACGAGCGGTAAGGATTTCTGGCGTACTCATATCAGCACATCTTTCCACGGGTTTTCCCGCGCTGGGCTACACCATCTGCTGTAGATACATATCCACCTTCAGCGCAGTTCCATGCCCGTAGGCTTTTGTTAATACGGCTGTCCGGGTCTTTGGCTGTTTTGGCGCTGGTGAGCTTCTTCTTCATGCCCTCCATCCGGGCGCAGAAAGAGTCGCGCCTGCTGCCGCCCTCGGGTTGGGGAGGCTTCAAGTTCATGCCTTGCGCTTTGGCCGAGGCACGGCCCTTCGCGTTCAAGCCGCCCTTCTCTGACTTGCCCTCTTTGCGTGTCCATGCTGGGGTTTTAGCCATAAACAAGCATCGCCGAATCAACATTGGTGATTACCGCGTACACACCTGTGCGTGCCAGTATGCCTTCACCCGGCAGCAGCAAGTAGTACGTACCGCCGTTTGCAGCCGTTGGTGTGCTGATCGTCCCAATAGCTTTTCCCGCATTGCTAGCACCGTCATACAGCACAACCGTGCCCGCCAAAGCGGCGGAAGTACCGTATATTGCTTTAATGCGGCAGGGGCCTAAAACAGCGCCGGACTGAGTTTTAAACGTATTTGAACTGCCAAGGGGTTGGGTCAGCAGTACGTCTGTTTGCATTGACATAATTAATCCTCTTTATGCTCTGCTGATGGTCGATCTAATTCGGTCAACAAAACATCCACCATTGCGATTGCTCCGTTAGCCTGTTGGATAAGGTCCAGATACTTTTGCCTTTGCTCAAGCGCCTGATTCCTCAAACCCAACAGGTAGTCCTTATCCAACGCAGCCATTAGGCGTTGAAGTTAGCGGCAGTAGCGGCCAGCAGGTAGTAGTCACTGCCAGCAATTTTTACACGAAGGCCGTGCGTAATTTCGTTGACGTTGGTAATTGTGCCAGTAGCAGCCAATTTGGCAGCAGCAACAGTCACGCCCGCCAGATTCAGCAGGTAGCCGTTGGTGTCAACAGTAGCAGCGCCATCGCCGTTAACCGAAGCGTAAATCATTGAAGTTGCTCCGCCAGTAGAAGCGCCAGTGCCAGCGTTCAACTCGATTTCAACAGGAGCGTAGGTGCCAGAAGTAGTACCGGCAGAAAGGGTCAACTCAGCAACAAAGGCTGAACCCAGACCAGTCGTGCGGCCAGTAGCACCGTAAGTGACTTCGGCTTTCAGCGCGTTAGAAAACGAACCCAGAGCGACGTTAGTGCCCATCTGGAACAGCGTGCGCCCGCCCGTGCCTCCAACACCTGTCATCGTGACGGCAGTTGCACCCGCATTAAAGGCGGAGGCACCAGTGGAAGAATTGGAAATCGTGGTGATAAAACCGTTGAGGGAAGAGACTGGGCCGGAGAATGTGGTCAATGCCATGATTTGGTCCTTACATGCAAGTTGGGCGTATCAGTCTGCATGTCGTCAGCCGGGACTGTCTGATACACCGGAAGGCCCGGAATAGCTGCAATATACACCAACTACAAATTCTGTCAACAACAAAAAAGGCTCCCGAAGGAGCCTTTTAGTGGACGGCGGGGAACCCCCCACCCAGCCTGCCGGTCAATTACGAACCGGACGAGCCCCACATACCCAGTGGGTCAGACCAGCCGAACGAATAACGCTCGCGGGCCTTGTAACGCACGTTGCCGGTGTCGAAATCGCCGTCCATGCTGTTTTGCAGCGGGGTGCGGACGAAATGCTTCATACCGTTAGGCACGTCTGTGGTCAGGAACCAAGCATTGGTGTCGGTCAAGAAGTTGTTGATGGTGTAGCCTTCAGAGACCGAACCATTGTTCTTGATTGCGTTGATGTCGTTGTCAGCGGTGCCAACACGGAGGCTGGTTTCCAACAGACGAGTAGCAACGAATTGCAGAGCAGGAGGAACAATCATCTTGCGGGGCTTGGCAGCAATCAGCATACCGCGCTCATCGGTCCATGCAGCGATCTGAATAACGGCGGCTTCCAAAGAAGTCTCGTTCAAATCGACACCGACTGACGGGGCGTTGGCGTTGGTACCACCAGAAACCAGCGGGTGCGCTGTAGAGAACAAAGGCACGCCATCACCACCGTAATAAGCGGAGTTGTTGGTGAAACCGTTGTTCAGGACAGCAGCAGACTTGACCTGTTTGGTGTTAGCCATAGCGCGAGCCAGCGACTTGGTGTAGCGTGAAGACAGGCTGTCGTAGAGATTATCTTCGATAGCTTCTTCAGTGATACTGAAGCCAAGGGCGATGGTTTCGTGCGTATAGCGAGTAGACCAAGCCTCTTGCGCATTGTCATAGGCAATGGCTGAGCCCTCGTTCTTCACCGGAGCGGTGTTGAAGCCGGACAGTTTTGTCTCTTCTTCAAACGAACGCTCAGAGGTTTCGCTTTCGTAGATTTCTTTATGCTGCTCGCCGTAACGAGCGTACTCCATACCAAACAAAGCGTTCAGGCCGGGGAGCAATTCTTTAAGCAGTTGTGCGCGTGAAATAGCCATTTATGTGCTCCTTAGATGCCAACGGCGTTAGTAAAGGCAGAAGCGCCGGGATTGAACTTAACCAGCACGTCTGGGAAAGCATCGGTCACTGGGGAAGCGAAACCAATGATTTTGAACGCGGCGGCAGTGGTCACAGTGGTTGACTCCAGTGCGCTGGTCGAATTACCTGAACGGGTAGAACCTGTAGAAGTAGACTGGACAGCAGCAAAGAAAGTGTTCGCGCCGAGGTCCGACTGGTCAGCAACGCCGTCCAGTTGAGCTTGGAACGTCACGCTAGCGTCGGTAATGACATACGCAGTCACCACGCCGGTTGTGCCGGAAGGGTAGTACTGGCTAAACATTTGTTGGCCTTGCGCGTTAACGAAAGAACAACCGACGAACACGCCCCAAGCGCCCATTTCATTTCCACCAAGGTTATTGGTGGTCAAGTCTGCGCCGGTAGCAGTAGACAGAGCGATATAACCGTCCGCACCGATGATAACGACTTGCCCGTAAAACAGGTTTGTCGCTTCACCAGCAGGGTCGATCAGGAACTGACTCGTAGCGCCAGCATAAGGCATGCCGTCGGTACGATTAACGGGACGAAGCCCGTAGGGAGAAGCAGTAGATGCCATTTAAGGACTCCTAAATTAAGAACCAGAACCGAAAGTGACTTTCGATTTTTTATCGGCGAATAACGCCATATTTGATCGACCGTCTCTCTCACCAAGAAAATTGTTGTCCACGGATTCCATTTGGGCTTTGTTCTTTTCGTAATAGTGTCTATCACGTTGGACCAAAAACTCAGCCGGGATGCGGCAGAGCAACAAACCACCCACTTCAATGCCGCCTTTGAAACGACCTTCAGTAGTAGCGTGCATCATTAGCTCGGGGTACTCGTCACCTTTGCAGGGCTCGTAACCTTCGCGGAGCTTAGAAGAAATGTTACTAGGATCGGCCACACCGTTTGTTGACATACGAACCCAGCGGTGAGACCAACCTTCACGAGGGTCTGGGCTAGGCAGGACTTCCGGCGGACGCCACGCTTGTGGGCGTGCATACGCTTCTCGGGTATCCAATTCGCGGGCAAGTCGGTTTTGTCCCTTTTCGGGAGTTTTAGCGTTTTCCATTATTCACCTCTTTTCAGCAAAGCAACCTGTTTAGCATACTGTTCTAACGGAACCCCAAGACGGCGAGCTATCGCTGCTTCGGATGCCTTCAACTTAATGCGATTAGGCGGAGTGCTACGTGTAGCCGGAGCCACAACGGAGCTTGGTTTTGTTGCACGGCGCGGGGTTTCATCCTCGTAAGCCGGTTCTGACACTTTTCTCCGAGGAGTGTCTTCTTCCTCATCGCTCTGTGCATCTTCAAAATGCTCAGGAAATCGTTTGCGCATCGTTTTATCGATGGTTTTAAAGTACTCTTCAGTACCCACATATTCAGGACCATACTCCCGCGCAAGTTTTTTGTCAAGCCCGGTAGCTGCCATCGTCATTTCTTCGTCTTTACCCCACCAACTGTCGTTATTTTGCACCCATTTGGCGGTGCGAGTATCCAACTTAGGTGCTGTGGGGGCCGGAGCGTACTCTTTT